ATGAATCGGAAATATCGCTCGAAAAAATTAAGGCGGATATACGATATCCTGCGAAAGGGTGAGTTTTGGAACTATAACAGCAAGGCGATAATAGCGGAAATGGGGAAATACAGCGGAAAATCAAAAGCCACGATTGAAAGGGCAATTTACAAATTGACTTTGAAAAAAAACAATGATAGAATTAAGACACCAAAACAGGGAGGGATTCTATGAAAAAAACAATATTGTTTTTGACATTCGTGTTGCTCGTTAATATGTGTTTTGCCGACACGATAGTAATGCTTGACGGAATGAAGTATGACGGAAAAGTTATAAGAGACAGTGACGGCGTGGTAATGCTTAACGACGGGGAAGGAATAAAATCCATAGAAAGGAAGAAAATTGCTTATCTTATCGTCGAAAATGAAATAGAAGTAGGCGGAGAAGGGGCATATCAGAAAGCAAAAAAATACACAATAACAAGCATAGTTCCCACGGCTGAGGGATTGAAGCAGCAGGAGTTTTTATACTATTTGAATTCCCAGAACGTCGCAAAGGACATTGATGAAATAAAAAGCATAATGGCGTGGGAGTTCGGAATAGTGGGGCTTTTTATTGTAGCGGGCGTTACGCTTTATGCTTTGCAATTAAATAAATAAGGGGGCAGCATGACCAGAAAACCGTTTGGATTATTAGAAAGGATTGTTTATGTGACCTTTTGCATTTTATCGCTTGGTTTATTATGGCTATTAAAAATTATTATACAAAAGGCTATTTCGGACGCAATCGAATAAAAAAAATCTAATATAGTTTTTCCTATCAAACAAACGCATTTCCAATAAAATAACTATCAAAATGATAGTATCAATTACTTGATAATGGTATTGTCAAGTAGCTATACTCTCGCCAAGACGGGCAATTCATCTTGAGCGGGAGGTTTTCATTTAATGGGCAAGAAAAAACGCAAAGCGAAGAACCTTTCAGTAAGCGAAACTCCCCAAATTCCCCCGTTAAAAGGCGAACAAGAACGCACAATCCGCAAGAAAGTCAGTTTTCTTAATCACTTCATCAACCAGCACGGGATAATATCGCCTGCCGCAAAGGCCGCTGGCATATCCCGCTGGCAGGTGCTCAACTGGCGCAAGGAAGACAAGGAGTTCAACGAGAAGTTTATCGAGGCCGAAGCAATAGCCTGTGAGCATGTTGAATCCGTCATGATGAAACAGATAGACAAGGGCAACACAACCTTAACGATATTCTACCTTGTCAATCGCTCAAAGGGCCGCTGGGAGAACATCCAGAAGGTTGAGCAGAAAGCGGACGACAGCACGACTTCCAAGATTAACGAGATACTAAAGCGTACGGCCAAGCTTCTGGGGTATGACAAATGACCATAACAGTCCCGCGATACCAGGACACGGCGCGCGAGGCCCTTGGAGAGCTTAAACGCCTGTTTGTTGACGATAACAAGCGCCCTCTCGAATTTACGGAAACCCAGGATGAGATGATAGACGAAATAGTCCTTATGCCCCATAAAAGGGTATCTGTTATCACTCCCACACAATACGGCAAAAGTACCGGCACGGGCTGCGGGATTATTATCAAAGGTGCTATTGCTGCCCGCAGGCAGGTTATTATCGGAGCCACAAAAGATAAGGCCCAAATCATTATGAGCCAGGTCAACCAGCACGTATTTGATAATGTCATCTATTCATCCCAGCTTGATATCCCCGGAGGATCAATAGAGCGCCTGCGCAGGCAGCGTTCGCGCGATCACCTGTCATTCAAGCGCGGGGGCCATATCAAGATACTGTCAGCCGAGGTTACAAACAAGCACGCACTTGAAAAGGCGCTGCTGGGCGAGGGCGGGCAGGACATCTACATAGACGATTCCCCCTTGATGCCCAATGAAGCCTACGAAATGATTATGAGAATGCTCGGGGGATATAAGGACAATTTCCTGTTTGAGCTGGGGAACGCCATACGCAGAAACCACTTCTACAACACAATGCACGACAAAACTACGCATAAAATTTGGATTGACTATAAAAGGGCCCTGGAAGAGGGCCGCTTCTCGCCCGAGTACATAGCCGAGGTCAAGGAGAAGCTGAAGGGGCTGTTTCGTTCGATGTATGAGTGCAAGTTTCCCAATGAGGGCGAAATGGACGAGGAAGGATATCAGTTCCTGCTTACTGAAGACCAGATTGACGATGCCTTTGTGCCTGTCTCTCTCGAAAAGAGCAGGGAAAACAGGCTGGGTATTGACGTGGCAAGAGGCGGCAACAGGACAGTCCTTTGTCTGCGTAATGACATGCAGGCAGAGATAATAAAAGCTGCACATACGGCCAGCATTATGCACACCCCGGCGTTTGCCCTTGAAGCCATGCAGGAATGGGATATCAGGGCCTCTCACATATCGATTGACGATACGGGATTAGGCGGCGGGGCGACTGACAGGCTCCACGAACAGCAATATTACGTCACGCCTGTTGTGCCGGGGGAAACCGCACCGGAAATCAAAGACAGTAAAATACAGCCCAAAAACATGAGGGCTTATTGCTATTACTGGGGAGTAAAGGCATTCATTGAGAACGGCGGCAAAATAGCGCCGAATGAAAACATGGCAAATCAGCTCAAGCTTATTAAATATCGCATAGACAGTAAGGGAACAATTCAGATACAGCCTAAAGAAGAAATGGAACTGCCTTCCGGCGAGAGCCCGGATGAGGCAGACGCATTTTCCCTGACTTTCGCGCCTATACGTCCTGAATCGGCTTATAAACACGACAAACGGCAGAACACCACATCCTACAAAAACGGAGCTTGGTAAATGGCAAACATATTCTCAAAGAAAAAACAGCTGAATGTCAGGCACTCGACCGTAAGCTCGCCTGAGGAACTGGCAAACAAGCTGTCTTCCCTGGCTCCCGGGCAGAAGGCATACACGCGGGAGCAGATAATATCAGCCCAGGCTCAACTGGCTATTGACGGCAAAGACGCAAAGGGCAAGAAGCTGAAATCAATCGGCGTAACGGCTACGCGCATGTGGGGCGATGTGTTCAACGAAGAGTACATCAGCGACCTTAAAGGCTATATCGGCGCGGTGACTTACGAAAAAATGCTTCGCTCTGATTACCAGGTAGGCCTGCTTGAAGAGTCTATCATGGGTATTATAAAAGCCGCTCACTTCTCGTTCAGCGTTCCGGCTGACGTCAAGAACGCCGACAAACACGCCGAGCTGTGCACGTGGCAGTGGGAGCATGGCTTTAATAAAACGGTTGACGAGAACCTAAACGACCTCGGCAGCCATATCTTCTTTGGAAATGCGGTCTTTGAACCCGTGGAGTATGAGCCTTACAAGCACCCAAGATACGGGCTTATCTGGAAACTCAAATCCATGGGATTCAGAGACCAGACTTCGATCACTGAGTGGAACATAGTCGGCGGCGACCTGGTAAAAGTCCACCAGCAGACATATTACAGCACGCCTACGCATGATGTCTGGATACCCGGCGAAAATCTCATGGTGTTGTCCGAGAAGCGCAAGGGCGACAACTACGAGGGCCGGTCTATGCTCAGGAAGGCATACGGGCCGTACTGGCGCAAGAATATATATTACTCCCTGCTCAGTATAGGCCTTGAAAAGAGTTCAATGGGCCTGATAGTGATCACAGTACCGCCGAACAAAGTCGGCACAGACGAGGAGGACGCGTTCATTGAAGCCGTGCAGAACTATGTCGTCCATGAGAATGCATACCTCAAAAAAACAGGCACGTACAACAACGATAAATTCGAGGGTTTCGATATCGAGATAATCAAGATAGATTTCAAGGCCTCGGAAATCATAGAGGCCATAAAGCTCGAGGACACAAACATAGCCAAGTGCGGCGCCGCTGCGTTCTCCGAGCTCGGGCAGGGCGGGAACGGCGGGGCGTACAGTCTGGGCGTTGCTGACATTGACTTCTTTTTCAGCATGGTTGTCGGCCGCATAAACTATATAGCCGAGAAAATGCAGCGGGTGTGGAATGACCTGATAGTTTACAACTTCGGGCCGCAAAAAGAATACCCGGAAATGAAAGGCGAGCTTACTGAGAAAGCCGGGGAAGAGCTGGCCCGGATACTGAACTATTACTACAATATCGGCGTGTATACACCCCAGCCCGAGGATGAAGCATACCTGCGTAAACGGCATAACCTGCCTGAACTTAAAATCCCTGCTGCGTCTGAACCGAAGGACGAGGAAACTGAGCCGATACC